ACTGAAGATCTGGTGGAAGAGACAAAAGGAGATCTAGTCGAAGGACCAATGGCCGCCTACAAGGCAGCGATTGATCGTTGGAAATGATCACCGCATAAATAATTACTGATTCCTAACTTAAAAACAATCAAGGAGTACTAACAAATGTACAATTCGGAAAAACTTCAGGAGAAGTGGACTCCCATTTTGGAGCACAACGGCCTGGACAATATCAAAGATAATCACAGAAAAGCTGTTACCGCTATTCTTCTGGAGAACCAAGAGAAGTTCTTGCGCGAAGAGCGTTCACTCCTTTATGAGGATCCAACTAACTCTGTAGGTACTGGTGGTTTCGGTGGCGGTGCTACTGCAACTGGTCCTGTTGCAGGTTTCGACCCCGTACTGATCAGCCTGATCCGTCGCTCGATGCCCAAGTTGATGGCATATGACATTGCTGGTGTTCAGCCAATGTCTGGTCCTACCGGCTTGATCTTCGCAATGCGTGCTCTGAGAGGAGATCAGTCTGGTACTGAGACCTTCTTCAACGAAGTTCCTTCTGGTTTCTCTGCTGGTGGTGGTGCTTACAGTGCTGCAACTGGTGAGAATGCAACCAATCCTGGAGTTCTTAACGCTGCATCACCTGGTGATTATGCCGCCGTTGGTGGTATGAACACTGGAACCCTTGAGGGTCTTGGTGATGGTTCCGCTTTCCGCGAGATGTCATTCTCGATCGAGAAAGTTACCGTTGAAGCGAAAGCACGTGCTCTGAAAGCTGAGTACAGTTTGGAACTGGCACAAGACCTTAAGGCAATCCACGGTCTTGATGCTGAGACTGAACTCGCCAACATCCTCTCGACTGAGGTTCTTGCCGAGATCAACCGTGAAGTCGTTCGTACCATCTATACGGTTGCAAAACCTGGTGCTCAGAACAACGTTGCTAACGCTGGTTCATTCGACCTTGACGTTGACTCGAATGGTCGTTGGTCCGTTGAGAAGTTCAAAGGACTTATCTATCAGATCGAAAGAGATGCCAACGCGATTGGTCAAGAGACTCGTAGAGGGAAGGGTAACTTCATCGTCTGCTCTGCTGACGTTGCTTCTGCCCTGAACATGGCTGGTGTACTTGATTACACCCCTGCTCTTTCTACTAGTGGTACTCCTGACGACACCGAGTCCACCCTTGCTGGTGTACTTAACGGTCGTATTAAGGTCTACGTTGATCCTTACTCTGCTAATATCTCAGACGATCACTACTACGTCATGGGTTATAAGGGTTCTTCTGCATACGATGCAGGTATCTTCTACTGCCCCTACGTTCCCCTCCAGATGGTTCGTTCCATCGGTCAGGACACCTTCCAACCTAAGATTGGATTCAAGACTCGTTACGGTATGGTTGCTAACCCCTTCGCAGGTGGTACAACACAGCGCTCTGGCGCACTCACCGCTAACGATAACGTCTACTATCGTCGCACGAGAGTTCTTAACCTCATGTGATCTAATCTCACAAGATTATACTGGAGGGTCTTCGGACCATCTTTTTTTATGCCTAAATATTAGAAAAAGTTTAGAGAATAAAATGGCAGCCAATTTTATTAATAATAGTGGATGTCCCTCAAATTTTTTGTCGGGTATCGGATTTCAATTTCAATTGAATAAGTATCCAAAGGTTGCTTTTTACTGTCAATCTGCAAACGTTCCTGGTTTAAATCTTGCTACTACCTCGCAAGCAACTAGAATGAATGCAATCCCTCTTCCAGGAGATGAAATTAATTTTGATGATTTAAGTCTAAGATTTTTGGTGGATGAGAATCTATCAAACTACAGAGCAATTCATGATTGGATTCGTGGTTTAGGTCATCCAAGATCTGGTAATGATTACAATGAATATTTGATCGGTGAAGACTATGACGAAAAAACTTATTCGGATGGAAATCTTTTTATTCTAGATTCCAACTTCAACAAAAAATTTGCGGTCAATTTCAAAGATTTATTCCCAGTATCTTTGGGTGGATTGAATTTTGATTCTACATACACAGACACAGAATACTTCACTGTTGACGTTGTGTTTAAATACACAATTTATGACATTTATGATAAAAACTTGAAAGATTATGATTACACTTGATGACATTAAATCCCAATGGGCTGAAGATTCAAAACTTGATAATGACTTACTCGATAATGAGTCAACAAAAATTCCACAACTACACAGCAAGTATTTAAATTACTTGTCTGATGTAAGATCAATTAAGATAAGAAAAGAACACGAATATAAAGTTCTCATCAGAGAAAAATTTGAATACTACACTGGTAAAGCTTCGGATAAAGTTTATCAGGAAAATCCGTTTGACTTAAAAGTTTTAAAGCAAGATGTTCCAATGTACATCGACGCTGATCCAGAAATACAAAATGTTACAACTCGTATAAATTATTATGAAGAGATGATTTTTTTCTTGGAAAAAGTTATCCAACAATTGAACAATCGAACTTTTCAAATTAAGAATAGTATTGATTGGCAAAAATTTATGCAGGGTAGTGTGTAATGACTGATGTCAAGATCCAGAAACGCAATGAAGTTTATCTATCAGTCGATTGTGAACCACATATAAAATACGAACTTTCAGAGTATTTTAGTTTTGATGTACCAGGGGCAAAATTTATGCCTCAATACAAAAAAAGAATTTGGGATGGTAAGATTAAATTGTTCAGTCCTGCTAATGGACAAATATATTGTGGTCTGTATGGATACTTGATAGATTGGTTGAACGTTCATGGGTATACATTTGAGGATATACATAACGAATATTATGGATCGCCAAATGACAAGAACGGAACTATAACTCCAGGTGAAATTTTTGATTATGTAAAAACTTTAAATATTCCTTTTAAGGTTAGAGATTATCAACTTACTGCAATCTACAAGGCACTAAGATATAATCGTAAACTTTTATTGTCACCTACAGCATCAGGTAAATCTTTAATGATTTACTGTATCGTAAGATGGTTTTTTGACAAAGGATTAAATATTTTAATTGTAGTTCCAACAACATCATTGGTAGAACAGTTAGTTGGTGATTTTAAAGAATATGGCTGGGATCCAGATCCACACTGTCATAAAATATATGCAGGTAAAGATAAAAATAGTTCAAAAAATGTTACCATTACAACTTGGCAATCTATTTACAAAATGCCAAAAAAATGGTTTGAAAAATTTGATTGTGTAATTGGTGATGAGGCCCACCAGTTTAAGGCAAAGTCTTTAACTCAGATAATGACTAAACTTCACAACTGCAAACATAGGATTGGGTTTACTGGAACTCTCGATGGTTCTAATGTGAATCAGTTAGTGTTAGAAGGACTGTTTGGAACCGTTGATAAAGTTATCAAAACCAATCAACTTATTGATAGAGGATACTTATCAACATTAAAAATTAATGTTCTCCTATTGCAACATGATCCTCAAAAATTTGAAACATATAATGACGAATTAGAAACATTATGTTTAGATGAAAAACGAAATAATTTCATTAAAAATTTGGTAACTGATCTAGAAGGTAACACTCTCATACTGTTCAGTAGGGTTGCCACACATGGTGAGCCACTTTTTAATTTAATAAATAGCAGTGTGCCAGACCCTCACCGACAAGTATTTTTCGTTTATGGCGGTGTAGACACTGAGGAGAGAGAAGAAGTAAGAGCAATTACAGAACAACAAAATAACGCTATTATTGTTGCCTCTTACGGTACATTTAGTACAGGTATTAATATTAAAAATTTACATAATGTTGTGTTTGCAAGCCCTTCCAAATCAAGAGTTAGAAATCTCCAATCAATTGGTAGGGTCCTAAGAAAGGGTAATAGAAAAACAAATGCTATTTTATATGATATAGCTGATGATTTTAGTGTAGGAGATTTAAAAAATTATACTCTAAATCATCTCATAGAAAGAATAAAAATTTATTCACAAGAAAAGTTTAATTATGAGATTATTCCAATCAATTTTCGGAAGAAAAGAGATGAACGATAACGAAAATCAATCAAAAGAATTTACAGGAATTATTAAATTAATCCATGGAGAGGAATTAGTTGGTAAAGTATTAGTAACAGAAGGTGATGATTTCTTTGCTGTTGATTCTCCTTTTTTACTAAGATCAACTGTAATTAATACATCCAATGGAGAGATGTTTAAGGTTGATTTAGTTCCCTGGTTAAAATTTGCAAAAGATGAAGTTGCATTTATTGAGAGTTCAAAAGCATATCTAGTAACAGAAGCTGATGATCGAATCCGTAAATTATATAATACAACACTGAAAAGATATTATCTAGGAACAGATTCAATTTCATCTAAAGTTAATCTAACTAAAGAAGAAGGAAGAATTGGTAGTGTAAAACAAGCTAGAAGCTTCTTAGAGAATTTATATAGAGCTGAATCTTTTGAACCCTGACAGAGTTATTATACAGGGATTCTGTGGTCTTGTCAATGGCCTACTTGACGGATCTAGTTTATTAGAGTATAATGTATTTAAATCTAGATAAACCATGACGAAGAAGAAAGAACATTATGTAAATAACAAAGAGTTTCTTGAAGCACTCGTTATCTACAGAAAGAAAGTAATCGAATCAAAAAACTTAGGTGAGAAACAACCAAAAGTTCCTGATTATATTGGAGAGTGTTTTCTAAAAATTGCTACTCATCTTTCTTATCGTCCTAATTTTGTGAACTATATGTTCAAAGATGATATGATCTGTGACGGTATTGAAAACTGTTTACAATATATCAACAACTTTGATCCAGCAAAATCAACCAATCCTTTTGCTTATTTTACACAAATCATTTACTACGCTTTTCTTCGTAGAATTCAAAAAGAAAAGAAGCAACTTGATATTAAAACCAAACTACTAGAGAAGTCTGGATTTGATGAAGTCTTCCATGCAGATAACAATTCTGTTGGATATAATGTTTCAGACATGAATAGTATTAAAGAATCACTTGAAATTCGTAATCGATGACA